CTGGGTCAGGGTGTTGAGCCCGCCCGAGATCGAGTTCATCACGCCGATCGCGGCCTTCGCGTTCGGGCCGGCGATCGCCTCCATGAGGTTTTCCCAGGCCGCGTGCATGTTGTGCTCGGCGGTCCCGTAATCCTCCTCGTTGCGCGTCTTGGCCTGGGCATCCATGCCCTGCGCCTGTTTGATGCGCCCTTGCTCCTGCATCATCTGCGGGAGGTTCCGGACGAAATCGTTCACGATGCGCTGGGTGGTCTGCCGACCCAGGATCTGGAACAGGTACTTGGTCTGCGCCTCGGTCCCCTTGATCCCGTGATCGTCCATTTTGCCCATGAGGGTCTTCATGGCGTCGAGGGGATTGTCGGCGAGCTGGCGGGCGAACGGGGTATCGAGCGCCCCCTTCTTCCACTTCACGCCGCCGCGCTCCGACGTGAAGTCGCCGACCAGGCCGAGCTCGTGCAGCTTCTCGGCCTTGTCCTTCGTCATCGTGCCGCCGATGAACTGCTGGTAGAGCGACGTCATCGCGGTACCGGCGCGCATGCCGCCCATGGCCTGGGCGGCCATCATCACCGACATCAGGCCGTCGTCGCTCATGTTCGCCATGGCGGGCGCGCCCTGCTGGGCGATGCCGAACAGCGTCTGGGCGTTGACCTTGTTGCCGGTGGCCGCGGCCACCTTCGAGACGACGTCGAGGTATTTGATAAGCTTTTCCGGCGAGACGGCGTGCGTCTTCTCGTCGACCAGCTTGCCCATCATTTCGCCGGACTTGAGCAGCGAATAGAGGGTGTCCTGCGCGCCCTTGTAGTTGCCGTCGATGGCGCCGAACACCTGCGCGGCGCGGGCCAGAGGCTCGTTGATCTTCTTCGCGTTCTCCATGCCGAACAGCGAGTAGGACTCGGCCAGGATCTTCAGGTTGCCGGACTCGGTCGAGCCCGGGACCGCCGTGGTCGTTCGGCGTGCCGTTTCCTGCGCCTGCTTGATCTCGATCGGCTTGAGATTGAAGGTCTTGAGCGTCGCGAGTTCCTTGGACAGCTCGCGAGCGTGGTCGGTGACCTGCTTGAGGCCCTTGATCAGACCCACGCCGACGCCGATCGACAGCGCCCCGGCCAAGCCCACCTGGACCCGGTTGAGGCTGCCGTGCAGATCCCGGACCTGGGTGTGCACATGCGCGAGCTGGTGGCTCAACGCCGCGAAGAAGTGCGGCGCGTTCGAGCTGACCGCGAGATTGACTGCGATCTTGTAGACGTCCATCGGCGCCCCCTATGGGGCCCGGCGCCGCTAGGGCGCGCGGACCGAACTGATGATGCTCGCCAGGAGGCCGCGGCTCAGGATCGCCCGAACCTCGTGCTCGGTCCGGCGCGCGGCCGGCGCCAGAACGGGGCGCGGCGGCTGGCGCGGCGTCTACACGCGGCCGTTCTCGAACCAGACGAGCTTGATGTCGTCCGAGCCGATCGAGGCCTCGCCGTCGTGCGTGCGGGTGTGGATCGAGTTGCGCATCTCGCCGGAGCGAAGGCCCGGCTCGTTGGCCGGATATCCCTTCTTGACGCGGTCGTCCTGGGTGCTCGGCGCGAGCTGTTCCCAGCCGTAATCGTAGGTGCCGAGCGCCCGTTGCGCCTCGACCTGGATCAGGTGCGCCGCCTGCTCCAACCCGCGCTGGCGGTGGTTCATGGCCTTCGAGGCCACGCCACCGATGAAGCCGGCGAAGGCGCCGATCGAGCCGAAATTGATCCCGCCGCTCATTGGCGTGAAACGATCGTCATCTCGCTTCCTATGAGATGCGGACGCGTTCAGCTTTTCTACGGGCCTGCTGTGCCGCCCGCATCCGGGCGACCGTCTCAGGAGATCGCTTGGAGCCGGTCACGGCCGCGCTGCGCTTGGCGATCGTTTCGGGCGACAGAACCTTGCCCTGTAGGGCTACCCTGTTGGCCGCGCCGATCCGCGCCTTGGTGTCTTCGGAGTGGCGGTACCCAGCCCGCCCTTCCACGGCCCGTGCGACAACCTCGGGAGCGATCTTCCGCCCTTTGAGCTTGGCGCTAATTGCGGCTCGTCGCTCCGGGTCAGACATCAGGAGCTTCGTTGCAGCCGCATTCTTGGTCCGCTGCGCGTCGGAGACAGCCTTGCCCTTTTGCGCGACAGACATTCGCGCGCGGGTCTCCGGCGAAACGATCCACCCGACGTTTCCCTCACCACCGAGCGAGTGGTTGCAGAGCCGTGCGCCATGCGCGCGATGGAGGAGGATCCAGAGGCGTTCGCGATCTTGCCAACGCCAACCCGGCTGCACCTCTTCCAACGCCGAGATCGTCGGCTTTAGGCCTTCATTCATCAGGGCCCGGATCCAACGGTAGACCCGTGAGCGCTGCTTGCCGATCCGAGCCGACCAAAGGTGGCGTTCGATCCGATAGTGCAGGGTACGGCTGGTATATCCAACGTACCGAACCTCACCGGAAACGGGACAGGAAAGCGTGTAAATCAGGCTCATGCATTGAGCTTACCGCATCAGCCTGGCTGCTTCCATCGCCCTGTTTCAAAATCGAATTGTCCACCCTCGAACTCGCCGAAGATGATCGCCATGGCGTAGGCCTCGGCCTGGCCCTCGGGCCCGCCGCGCATCAGGGCGTGCGCCACGTCGAAGGGGACCCCATTCTTCACGAGCCAGAGCGCCTGCTGCAGCTCGGGGTCCCCGGCGATTACTTTGGGTCGGTGCTGGCCTCCTCGGCCTCGTCGCCCTCGGACTCGTCGCCCTCGACCTTGGCCTTCTTCGGCATGAACTTGCCGAGCGCAGCGCCGGCCGCGGCCAGGCCCTCGCTGTCGAGGCGGTCGAGGATGGCGTCGAGCGCGCGGCGGTCGCGCGGGAACGGGATGTCCTGGTCGTCGATCTTCCGGACCGAGGCGGCCATGATGAGCGGCAGCGTCTTCGGCAGCTCGATCATCTTGCCATCTTCACCCTCGGTGAGGGTGGAGCCTTCGAGGCCCGGCGCCATCTCCTGGATCTTGAGCTGCTCGGAGAGCTTGAGCTGCTTGACGCCGATGAGACGGCCCAGCTCGTCCGGGTGGAATTCGATGCGGTTGTACTTCGCCGCGCGGGCGAGGATGTCTTCGCTGGCCGTTCCCATAGGGTCACCTGATCGTCGAGATGTTGCAGAGGATGGGGGGTGTGGCGGGCGCGGCGTGCGCGCCCGCCGGATCGCGTCACGCGATTTGCACCTTGTCCGAGGCGTAGCCCTCGCACTTGACGTTCACGGGCTTGTCCCGGCTGATCTCGCCGATGTCCGTCACCCAGAACACGAAGCGCGTGTACTGGTAGCGGGACACCGAACCGTCCGGGTTCGTGACCGTCTCGTTGAGATAGCCGGCCTTCTCGATCGCGCCCTGGTTGAAGCGCGTATTGGCGGCGAGCTGGAAGTCTTCCAGGTCGGAGCCGGTCCGAACAGCGGTGAAGCTGATCTTGTAGCCATCCGGAATATAGCCGTACACCGGAGGCCGGTTGTAGGGCATATTCTTGATGTCGTGCTTCATCGCCGTGATGGAGACGTTCTGCACGTCGCCCCAGTCGATGATCTCACCAGAGTTGGCGTCATAGTGAGAAAGGTCGTAGTCACGACCGACGCTCATCCCGTTGACTGGAATGGTCGCCTCCTATACTTCTATTAGTCAGGAGATTGACATGCCGACTAAGAAGAGGATCACGCAGGCGGAGCTAAAAGCCCGGCTTTATTACGATCCAAAGTCCGGCATATTCAGTTGGAGACCATGCCTTACCAGTCCGATTTGGTGGAACCGGACGTGGGCGGGCAAACCTGCCGGGACGGTCAAGGACGGATACATCCAGATAAGCATTGATGGTCGGCTATACCGAGCGCATCATCTTGCGTTTCTATGGATGACCGGCAGGATACCTGATCTTGTCGACCACTAAGATCTGGACAGATCGAACAACCGCTGGCGCAACTTGCGCGAGGCGACATACACCCAGAATTTCGCCAACACCTACAGCCGCAGCACGAATACCAGCGGGATCAAAGGCGTTAACTGGAACAAGGCGACATCATCCTGGCGTGCGAAGATCCAGGTCGATAAGCGCCGGATCCATCTTGGTCTGTTCCCGACGAAGGAGCTGGCCGCCGCGGCCTATGCAGCCGAGGCAGTCACCTATTTCGGCGAGTTCGCCCGATCGACGCCGATCAGGCCGCCGCCAACTGGTTGATGACGCTGGAGACCTGAGCGGCGGAGGAGACCGACTGGATCTGCACGTTGCCACCACCGGCGAGCCGGATGACGAAGTAGCGGACCGTATTCAGGTACTTCACCGTCGCGAGCGCGAAGAGGTAGCCCTTGACGATCGTGCCCTCGGTGTTGATCGAGAGGTCACAGATCACCGCGGCGTCTTCGATCATGCCGTAGCCGTCGGCTCCGGTGCTCTCGCTCTTCATGTCGCCGAAGAAGCCGTCCAGGATCGACTTGGCCCGCTTGCGGGTCGGGTCGTCCGTCCGGGTCGTCGACTGCAGCTTGCCGATGATGACCCGGGTCGCCGAGCTCTGAAGCGAGCGCGTGATCCAGTTCGTCAGTCGGGTATATTCGACGCCGTTGGCGGCGGTGTTCGAGCTGGAGTTGCGACCCGTCAGGAACGAGAAGAACGTCTG